ATGTAATTACATCAATCATAAATATTCCTTTATATGTTGTAGACTACCTAACTCATATGCTAAAGCAAAGCTAGTATATCCTGTTCTTGTTCCGTCTAAGTGAGGGAAATATGTTTTAGAAGTGTCGCAGGGTTCTAATACCCATAATCTATAGCAACGAGATTCGTACTTATTATCTGTGCCATAATCTTCTACAATTTCTGCAAATTTATTGTCTCTCGGACTCCATACTTTTTCTCCTATCTCAAATGTTTCTTTTACACATTGTTCAGGAAGTATGGCATTTCTTCTACCTTTGTAGTCAGATTCTGCAAGTCTTTGTGGAATACCTAGTCTATCTATTACTGCCTTTACAAAAGCGGCAGACCTATAAATAGATTTTGATATGCTTAAAACATTCTCTCCTTCAAGATAATACTGAATTATCTGTCTTTTCTCTGTTTCAGTTAGTCCTTTGCCTTTATTTTGACTTTTTCTAAGCTCTCTGAATCTTAGGGTTTCTTCGTGTTCTGTTATGATATTGTTAAGTCTAGTAGTATTATAACTTATGTTTAATATATTGCACGCCTCTTTCTTTGTTATAGGATTATCTCCTTTCAACAATGATATAACATGACTTATATTAGACTCAGTTAATTTTTCATGTTTCTTTACTTTAATCATAATGTTCACTTCCTAATAATATTATAGCATAGTGAATTATTTTTAGCAAGTCATCAGGATTATGTCCTTTCTTTTTGCCATATCGCTGTGCATATTTAATAATATTACCGATACAAAAACCTTCTCCATGACCTGCATCAAATATAAACTCAGTAGATTGTATTTTCTCCTGCGAATAATGTTGTTTGTAAGTAGCTAAAATATGATTAGATACCCAAGTTAGTACATCATCTTCTCTAAACTTCATCTGTTAGAACCTCCACTAAAGAGGCATAGCCACCTATCTTTTCTCCATTATATATTATTTGAGGAAAAGTTCTGGCACTTGGAAACTCTTTCATCATTTCTTCTCTTCCAAAATCTTCTCCAAATATTTTATATTCTACTGCACAACCTCTTTGTTCTGCGAGGTTCTTTGCCATTGTACAATAAGTACAACTAGGTGTGCTATAAATTACTACTGTATTTTTCATATAATCATTCCATAGTTCTTTCACTTTGCTGTTATCCTTTGTTCGTAATCAGCAAAATCTTCGTTCCACCAATAAGGCTTCTCTCTGTATGACCAACTAGCAAATGTAGCTTTGTCAAGATGATAATAGTCTCTATACGATTGTATTGGATTATCATAGTCTTTCAACTCATCAGGCATAGCTAGTCCGAATGTTGTGAATCCTTCTCTTGGTAAATTTATTGGGTCAGGTAGTTTATTTACTACTTCCATAACAGATTTATGTAGTTTTCCATACCTATAGTGATACTCGTCATTAAGTGCATTTGCATAGCAATGTACCCACTCATGATTGTCTAATGATTCTCTTGCCCAGATAGTGCAAGGGTGATTGTACATCATTGGTAGATAGGGGTAGGGACGCTCCTCTAAAGGTAAATGCTTTATTTCAGCTTTTACTTTGTTTAGTACTTCACGCTCTTCTGCGTTGAGAGCACGAGGAACATACCCTAAATATCTATCTATGTAGATTGTTGTGCAAAGAATCTGTGCTGCTTCCAGCGGCATCTTAACGATATGCTTATCTACATGAAACTGTGCTGCTTTGTCTAAGTCTTCGTCTAAGTAAAATAGATTCATCTTATCCAGCACTTATACCAGCTACACTCTTTGGTGTTCTTACGACCACCACAGTGTTTGCAGTATTCAACAATTTTTTTAATATCTTTGAATTTTTTCATATTTATATTATACTTAAAATATGAACAAATGTCAAGAAATATTTTTTGTTACTTAGAATTTATCTTGTCTTTCGCCGTCCCAGCATACAGTCCGAACCAAGCTGCGCCTGCTCCTACTATTACTGAAATCAACCCTGACTGTTCTAGTGAAGGGTCAGGTAAATTCATAAACCACATTGTTGCGTAATAAAGTAAGAAAATATAAACTGATAAGAACATTCTTGGGAAAATTCTCCAAGAATCTATCATATTAGATAACCAAATCCACTTTTGATAAGGGTTTTCTGGTTCTTTTTCGTTTTCCAACTCCATTATAGTTTGTTTTAGTTCGCCTATCTCCTTGACCATCTCCATAAACTTATTAAGGTCTATTTCAACTTCGTTTCTGGACATATCGCCACTAAATCTTTCATCTGCCATTTATTTATCCTTAGCTTTTCCTATGTTAATAGCAAATAAGTCTAATAGTTTATAGTATTTTGCTATCCACATATCATCTTTGGGTGTTGGCGTTACTGCCGCTACCACAGAAGCACCCATAACTATCCAGGGCACTATCTTTATTATTACTACTATCCATTGTAAGAACTCTAACATATTACTTTCCACTCTTGCGAGCCTGACGGTTTAACCGTTTATTTAGTTTGTGTATTTTTTCTTCAAGTTCCTCACACCAGTCCTCAAGTTCTTCAAATCTTCCTTGGACTGAGGGATTTTTATCAAAGAATTTAGAGGCTTTCATCATAGCCCTATACTCTTTGTAAAATTGCCACCACTCAATCAGTTTGTTTAGCACTGATATCTTCGGTGGTTACTTTCCGATAGTATACTACTACATCTTTCAGTTCAGTAATATACCTCTTAAGTTCTTGCATATTGTATGCGCTTGCTTCGTAATCGGGAATAGTCATAGCTAAAAAGACTAGTTCTCCTTCTTGTTCCTCAATTACTTTAAACTGTTCTTCAAAATTTTCAGGCGTAATTGTAAGCCACCTTACTTCTTTTAAATCAATCTCTCTTGGCATGATAGGTTGAACTATTGTTCTATCTATCGGTTTTGCACTAACCTCTAATGTCTTCGTTGGGAATAGGCTGCAGTTGGAGACCATCATCAAGGTCGTCAACAACATTGCTGAGTTCCTCAATGTCTTCCATGATGTGTTTTGTTCCATTATTTATTTTCCTTTGCATATCTTCTGGATTTTCCAGTATTTTTGCTGTTAATTGATAGTTCTGTATGAACTGTGTATATCTATTTAACTCTCTTTGTGCCGCCTGACTTTTTAAGGTCATTTCTTGCAGCTGACCTGTTTGCAACTCAAAATCGTTTTGTAGCGTTGATATTGCTTCTTCTTGTGTTTGAATTGCTACTTCTAGTTTCGCATTGTTTTGTTTTAGTGTGCTATTTTCATTCCATAAATAGTATGAAAGTCCTCCTAAAACTATTAATAATGTTATTAAAAATTGATTCATTACATTTCCTCTATTTTTATGTTCAGTCCTTCTGCTCCATGTATCTCTACTACATCTCCATCTTCGGTTCTGAACTTAATCATATTCTTGTTTTGTTTTATTACTTTTTTAATTATGTATGTTTGGTCATCACTATCTCCCCATACATTGTTATAACTAACTTTTAGTTTGTATAGGTGAATGAATTTGCTTTTTAACCAAATCCACCATACTTTTAGTTTTTCAAACATTTGACCAATCTTTTCCTTCAAACAATAATGCTTCTGCTTCTCGTCTTCGTACTAATCCTGTAAGAACTTTGCCTCCTGCCTTATTCCATCTTTTGATTTGTTCAGGCACTCCGTCATAGTCCCCTGCATTTAGAACTTTTAACATTGTACTAGCATTTAGATTGCTTGGACCAAGATTGTATGTCCATGATACCAATGCGTCAAACATGCATTGGTCTAATTGATGATTGACTGCTTCTAAAACATAGCTTTCATACTCTACTAGTTCTTCCAGAAGCATTTCTTCTGCTTGTTGTTTGGTTATTGACATTCCTTCTTTCACATCTTTGATGTGTCCGTAGCCAATAGTCCAAACGCCTACTGCGTCTTGATAGGCTTCTAACTCGCAGCCTTCAAATTTTTTGATTAGGGCTAAGCCCTCTGCTGATATTTTCATATTGTAAAACTTTCTCCACAACCGCATTGAGCAGTTTCTTGGGGACTTCTTATACTTATGTATTCATTTAGTCCTTGCTCAACCCAGTCTATACTTATTTCATTAAGATAACTGAGTGTCATTGGGTCTACAGCAATTATGTTGTAGAACACCGCATCACTTGAGACACTTGGTTCTTCCAAGTAGCTTAAGTCATACGACCACCCATTGCAACCACTAGGAAGTATCTGTAATCTAACTCCCCAGTAACCTTTATCTTTTACTTTTGCTCTTATTTTTTCCAGAGCCTCTACACTTGCTACTAGCATATAATATCCTACTAATTGATTTGTTCAATTCCTTTGACAGTTTATCTGCGTGGTCTTGTAGAGCTTTGTCTTGTTCTTTTCTTTTTGATTTGATGCGAAGCACACTCTTGCGAGTGCGCTTCAACCTAGGTCTTTGACAATAAACTAAGATATGATTTCTCCAACTGATGCCACAATGGTAAAAGTGAAGATTGCAAGAAGAACTGCATTTGATACTGCCTCCTCTACATCATCATACTTACGAATTTGTCTAAAACTGTTTATCATTCTATATATCATTTTATATCCAATACTTTACGATTGGAGTTCGGAGTTCTAGACAAAGCGATAGTTAATAGTCCATCTTTCAATTCTACAAAGTCTACTTTTAAGTCTGTGTTCATAATGAACTTTCTCTCAAAAGATTTAAGACTTAATCCCTGATGAACGAATCTCTCCGTCTCACCAAGTTTCTGTTCTTTTTTCCCCTTGATAAGTAGTTCGTTTTTTTCTTGAACTACTTCTATTTCTTCTTTTGACCAACCTGGAATAGCAACTTCTATTCGGTAATTGCCTGTATCCACGTTTTCAACTATGTTATATCTTGGATATGATGTGTCGGTATTCTGCAATAGCCAATCGTTATTCATACCAAGCCAAAATTTACTAATATCAATCGTCATATTATTTCTCCTAATTTCCTTCTCAGTAAAACTATGCCCACCCTTTCGGTATGGACGCCAATGTGCGAGAACCATTTCTCACACTTCATGTAAATTATATCAAAATTAAAACCTAAAGTCAAGATAAATTTTTTGATTAGTCCTCAAAGTCTATCTTGCCCTGTTCTTTCATATAGTCTAAAGTGGCACCGATTCCGTCCTTCTTACCATACTGGTAGGACAGGTAAATGCTACATGCTAGAATTAAAAGGTATGCTGTGTCTATATTCATATATTTTTTTCTCCAATTATATATTATATCAAAACTAACACCTCCTGTCAAGTAAAATTTCAAGGATACCTAAAAATAGTTGTTGACAAGAGGTTATTCTTTTGTTATAATATATTCATATAAAAATATTAGGAGAACTATGATTACATTAGAACTCATTAAAGAGTTTGATTCGCAACAAGATGGTAAAGCAGGTAGCTGGGTAAAACAACACGCACCTAATTACTACTCGCTTGATGCAAAAAATAAAGGTAAATATGGAGAAAAGTTTTTTAATTCGTACTGCAACATGATAGAATGTGCAGATATTGTTTGGAATGATAACAATGATGACCATGATTTTGTAGTAAATGGACTTAAAATAGAACTTAAGTTTTCTTTTGCTTCTTGGAAAAATGGAGCAGCACACTATGACAAGTTTACCTTTAATCATATCGCCAAACATAAGAACTGGGACTACCTTGTTCTTATGGGTATAAATCCTCCACAAAATATTGCTTATCTTCGCAGAGGACATAAATACGAAGAAACTGTACGAGCATATGCAATATCTAAACAGGACTTTTTAGAGAATTATGACTATAACATAGAAAATAATCTTCTTTCTGTTCAGCAAGGAGGAAAAGCAAGTGGTAATGATGACCACATGGTTACAGATTATCAAAAGATATTGAACTGGAGAGGAATAAAACCACTAAATGAAGTTATATAAAACAGGTCATTGGACGACAAAAGAGCGACAGGTATTGAAAGACAACTACAATGTGCTATCAGTAGAGGCGCTCTGCAGTCGTCTTATGAGAACACCCTCCAGTATCACATCACAAGTAAACTACCTTCGCAAAAGAGGGTGGACTTTTCACAGGAGAGCAGATGCAAAATAACATTGTAGAGTTTCCAAGAATGAAGAAAGCAGAAGAAATAACCGAAAAACTTACTACTTCTTTAATTCTTGAAGCAAGAAAACTAGGATTAAACACAGATAATCAAGACTTTGTCTATGACATGGCTTGGGCGATGAAGTTTATCAAAGCTACAGTTGACAATCAATGCAATATCGCTAATGACCTGTGTCGTCTTACAAGAGCGCAGGGTTTAGATGAGAGTTGAGGTAAGAGGAATGTCAGTTGAAAAAGCTATACGGCAGTTAAGAAGAAGAACAGACCGCAATGGTCTCAAGTTAAGGTTAAAAGAACTTGAATTTTATGAGAAACCAACTGCTCGTAGAAAAAGAATGAAGGCTGCTGCAGTAAAAAGACAACAGAAAATAACGGCTGAACAACGCAAGTTTGAAGTCCGAAAACCGAAACATCAAAGACGAAGATGACAAGACCTCACTCTTTCCACCATTTTTATACTTCATTTTATAACTCCTTTCTACTAGAATAAAATATTTTTTCATTTTCAAGACTTAAAACTACTCACGATTTCATACTCCTACGAAAAAAATTTCTTGTATTTTTGATAAAGTTGTGGTATAATATTAGTAATTAATTAAGATAGTTACTACGACAATCAACGACTTATCATTCATGCAAAGCGAGCCTCAAGCATCATTGCTTCGCACATGAAGACTAGAGGTAAGCATTAGCGCAACCGATAGAATTCATCTGCGTAGTTAATGCTATTTAGGCGATTGCTAACGATATAATTGTTGTCAATCAAATCAATCCCAAAGAAAGTCAACTATCTTACTTCGGCTTTCTTCCAATCACAAACTTTCAAACAACTTAACTACAATTACATAAAAAAATCCTCAAATTTTGTCCGACTTCTAAGTATTTTAAGTCATTTTGTTACTTACTATTTTAAGTGGGAATACGGATAATTTTGGTGGGTTAAAGGGCAATTCATTTCAAATTACCCCTAGTCTGTTATACACCCGCCATGACTTTATGGTGTGTTGCACACCCGTTGCTAGTCCTGAATTATCCTTAGATTTACAACTGCTGTTGTGAATGTGATGTTTTCATCTTTGAGAGTTAAGCATAGCTGATTTTTTAGAGCTGGTTGTACTTCAGCAGCTCCAATCACTTCAAAAAACTCTCCATGTTCCTGAATAATCTTACGCAGTTTATCATTTCTAGGGAATATTTTAGCATATCTTCGTTTATGCACTATCAATCCTCCTCTAAAATATGTTCCACTAGATTCTTCAGGTCTCTTTTTGGCGACTTTTCTAATCCTATTATCAAATCGCTACTCATTTCTAAAAATTCTGCTAGTTTTTCTACTAGTTCTTTCTTAGTTATTGGGTCTTCGCCTGTCTTTGTTTTATACACAGTTTTCTTATAAACCCCTTCACGACTTAACTTACCTATGATAGATTTTACACTCTTGCCAAACTCTTCGGCTAGGATTTCTACTGTCTCTCTTGTAGGGTTATCCTCATACATGGTTCTCATGTAAGCTACCTGTTCTTCAGTATAATTTATACTCATATAAGTTCTCCTAAATTACTTTGTTTTAAAAATTGTTCTTGTTCTTCAAGTATTTCATCTACCTCAGCCCGAGTTAGACTCCATATCTCGCGTATTTTGTTCTTTGCAGCATTGACTGACATATTTTCTGCGATACAGTCTTCATAATCCAAATGCACACATATTTTAGTTCCAAGCGACAGCATCTGCTTCCTCCCTACCAATTTGGTCTACCATGTCATCAAAAGACATATTAGACTTAATAATTAACTTCGTTTTCTTACTAACATTCTCAATGTGTTCATCACCGTTGTTATATGTAGTGGTTACAACCCAGTCGTTGTCTTGTCTTTCTCCATATATCATCTTGACTTCTTTAGCCCATGCTTCTACTTTTAGAAAAATCTTTCGTTTTTCTACTAACTTTTTATACTGCGTCATAATGCACATATCTTATCAAGCTCTGTCCAATCATACTCTCTGAGCATGGTTAGTTTTACTACTTTTTTGTTAGCACCTGCCACTTTATGTTCAAGAGCTACACCTTTTTTCGCTAGAATACCTACTCTTCTTTTGAATTGTCCATACTCTTTTTGCGTTAGATTTACTACTACCATTATTTATCTCCCTAAACTTTTTAAATCCATTTCGGTTATGTACTGATAACCACCTTTATTATATGTAATGCCTACTTGTTTTCTTCGCTTTTGCACTAACTGTTGTGCCTCTTCTTCTCCACAAATCAAGCATTTATCATAGCCGAGCGCAACTCTTCCTTTCGGAATATTACTATCACACTCTCTACACTTCATGTATTGCCTCCACAAAAGGAAATACATCTCTATCTCTCATCACTTTACCACTAGATAAGAGAATGTCATACCAAAGTGGGTTAGTAGCTATGATGCCACCCCACCAACCTTTGGTGTACGCGCCACCCTCCTCTCTTGCAACGAGTGGTGGTCTTTGAATTGATACTATGGTTGAGCCGTCCTGAGTTTTCATTCCGACAAACCAATGTCTATTTGGTGTTCTTTTCCACATTATTCTTCCTCTAAAATTAATGCCTTCAATTTAGTTAATACATCATTGTAGGCATTGGTTAAAACTATTATGTCCTCATTCAAAGCGTCAAGCTCTTCAAGAGCAATCTTCAGTTGTTCTTCTAGCATAGCTAAATCTTCTGCTAACAACTTCTGTTGCTCTTGGTGAGTCTTTTGCTCTTTTGTTGGAAACTTTATTATCTTTGCCATATTAATACTTTGGGGTGTTGTTAAAATATATCCACAACATAAAGCCTATTAATAATACTGCTACTGTCATTTCCATACTACTTTGATACCTCTGCGAGTGAGTTCGTTTAAGAACTTAACTCTATGTTTTGGCTTTGTTCTCGGACTGTTGATTGCGTCAAACAATTCTTTCTTTGGTGTCTGCTTTAGATAGTAATGCTTGTAGACTTTACACTTTTGTGAGTCTGTTGACATTCTTCTGCCTCTTGCGTCTTTGCGATATACTCTTTCGCTTTCTTTAAATTTTGCTGGCATTACACTATCCTCACTTGTCCTACTGTGGACTCTTTTTCTTTCTTCTCTTTAACTTGCACTTCAGGAAAGTCGCCTAACCAGAAGCCACACTTTTCTCTGCGAGTAATTTCTTTTCTAATCGCAGCGCCCTCTGGAGTTTGCTCAAATCTACGAGCAAGAAGGTCTTTGCTGTCTGCTGTCATAATTGTTAAGTTCATGATGTTCTCCTTTTAAATATACATATATTATACAGGAGTTTGGGAATATTGTCAAGAATTATTTTAGGGTAGGGTTAAAAATTTTGATGTGGGTGAAGTTGGGACATAAAAAAACCACTTGTTGTGTGTCAGGCTGGCGTTCCGATTGCCGTCTACTACATCACAACCAAGTGGGAAAATAAATTCAACTGGATTAGTGTTTTTACTTTTTCGGTTTGTTTTGATAGAATGTAAACCTTATAAATCATTCGCAAGTTTCTAGTATGGACTTAATGATATCCCTATCTGCCTTATAACCAACTGTAGTAGCTAACATCTGTATCGTTGGGTAGGTTACTGCGCTGTTCTCCTACTCGTTTTACCCTAGACTTGCCCTCTATCGCTCCTCTACTGCGTGAATAAAGTTGCTGTTTTTCCACGAGTTTAAGGTGTTTCTTTGAAAAACGCTGCATAAAACCAGCACCACCGTTTCGCTTACATTATTAGATTGTCAAGCGGGACAGAATATTGCTTGTATTCTCCGATAATCAAGGCGGTTCGTATCGTCAACCAAGTACTAAAAACGATTACCCTACATTTTGAGCGGCCTACACCATTCCGTATGTGCACAGCGCTGGGCTTACATTATAACTGTTCTCTAAACAGGTTCTACACATCTAACTGTGTGGACATCGTTGTATACCGTAGTGTCCTCTGTCATTATAAAGTCAGTTCTTTACTCTGGGCGGGGTAATCCCGACCTTTACTATACCAAATGCTCACATAGGAATTGATACCAGTTTACGAAAAGCGATTTGGTTTTTCTTTTTTTCTCTTTTTTAAAATATAAGTATATTATACTCAATCTCCAACCATTTGTCAAGAAAAATTTTAAATTATTTTTCTGGGTTGGTGTGGGGCAAAAAGCCCCACTTCCTCACTAGCTTACAGCTTCAAGTAATCTCTGTAAGTCTGCTTTGCTAGTCTTGACTAGAGTTGGCATTTCAATACCGAAGTGCGATTCTAGTTGAGCAACAAGTTCAGCTTTGCGAACAATCGGCTCTCCGCTTTTAGTAGCTCTAGGTTGTGCGACATACACGCCCTCTCTACTTAATTTAGCGATAACACTTCTTGTGTTTTTGCCAAGTTCTTTTGCCAAAGCATCAACAGTAGCTCTAGTTGGGTTTGCAGAGTATTTTGAAACCATCTGCTCGGTTTGTTGTTGGGTGTAATTAGCTGTTGCCATTTTCTCTTTTCCTCTAAATAAGTTAAATAATTTGTTAAACATATGTATATTATACTAATGTTTTTTACTTTTGTCAATAGACTGCGGTGAATTTTTTAATCTTTTTTCACTTTGAAGAAGTTCAATATAGAGAGCATTTAGCAGAGCAATCTGTTTATTTTGCCACTCTGCATACTCTTTCTGCTTTCTTCTTCGCAATCCCCACTCATTAGTTTTTTGGCGTTGTCTTTTTCTCAATTTTCTCAATCTATTCATTTGAACGCCTCAATACCATAAGATATTGATATCATTAGTACAACCCAAGTGATAGGGTGTTTGAGCATAAAGATTACGCACTCTCTTCTGAACTTGCGTTCTCTTGATACTTGTTCACGCCACTTGTTTATGTTGAATTTCTGTTTTTTCATAATATGTATATTATACAAAAAGTGGACAAATGAGTCAAGAAATAATTTACCGCAGTTGTCATAAATTTACGCCGAGGAACTCGCGGGGGCGGAGCGCGAAACCACCATGCTTCGCATGAATTATCGTCAAAAAACGCAAAAAATTTGTCGCAATCTCTTGACAACCCCGCCAAAGTGTGTTAAACTATCAATAAGTCTTATTATAGACTGCACCGTCGCTTTTTTACTTCATTTATGCACTTATGTATCACTTTAGCACTTCGGTTTTGCACTTTTTGGCGCAGCAGGCACTGACACCCCTGTATCAATGGCTCCGTGCGGGTTTTCGCCACGCAAGACAAAATTCTGGCGTCAAACTCTGATTTAGTAAGCGCTTACTATCACCGAACCCCGCATAAATTCGTTCAAAGTAAATTTCTAGTAGTATTTTATAATTGGCTATTGACCCGACTAAAAAAATCATTATAATAGTTGGCATG